AGTAAAGGTAAATGATGAAGAAAATGAGGAGTTATGTAAACTAATTAAAACAAAATGGTTTCGTGATTTCTTAGATTATTCTTTAGATAGTATATTTTATGGTCATTCATTAATACAATTTGATTCACTTGTTGAAGATACATTTAAAGCGGTTGAATTAATACCTAGAGAATATGTAAAGCCTGAATTTCATATAGTAACAAATAGCTATGCTGATTTAGAAGGTGCCGATTACTTAGAAAATCCTTATAAAAACTGGTGCATTGGTGTTGGTCGTGAACGTGATTTAGGTTTGTTAATGAAGGCAGCGCCATTAGTTATTTGGAAGAAAAACGCTTTAGGAGCTTGGGCTGAATATGGCGAAGTATTTGGAGTGCCATTAAGAATTGGTAAAACAAATGTTCGTGATGAAGAAACCAGAGCAAATATGGAAGGTTTCCTTAAAAACTTAGGTACTTCTAGCTATGGTGTTTTTGATACTGATGATTTAATTGAGATAGTTGATAGTGGTAAATCAGATGCTTACCAAGTGTTTGACATGATGATAGCACGTTGCAATAGTGAATTAAGTAAACTGATTTTAGGGCAAACTGCAACAATGGATGAAAAATCATTTGTAGGTTCTGCTGAAGTTCAAGAACGTGTTTTAAAGAATGTAGCTTATGGCGATGAATTTTTTATAGAAGGTGTTTTAAATTATCAATTAGTACCTATGATGCAAAGATTAGGTATATTCCCACCAAATACAAAAATCAAAGTTGAAACCGAAGAACAATTATCATTATTAGATCAATCTAAAATAGATATTGAATTGATTAAGACAGGTAAATTTACTTTTAGTGCTGAATACTTAGATGAAAAATATGGTAGTGAAGTTATTGAAGTAATGGATAAAAGTTCTGTTGAAAGTATTAAAAATAGATTAGACAATCTTTATAAATAGTGTGTTCATTCTGCGACATACAAAATGCAGCACCAATAAATATATTTTCAGACGAAGAAATTGAACGTATAGTAGTTGGTGTTTATTCGGGGTTAATCACTCCGCAATCTTTAGACTTAGTTACATATCAAAAAGTAGCAGAAAAATTAACAAGTGGTGTTTACAATGGCTTTGGTAAAACATTAAGTGATGTAGCTTGGAATAGTCCAGACTATAACATGTTAAATGATTTACGCAATAATGTTTATGTCTTTAGTGGTGCTAAACAATACCATCAAGTACGTGAAATGGTAGATGCTATTTATGACAAAGATAGGATTAAACTATTTAGTGAATATAAAAAAACAGGTACTGAAATATTCAAAAATTATAACGAAAATTATCTAAGAGCTGAATATAATGCAGCCATATCTCAAAGCCGTTCCGCTAGTATGTGGATGGATATTGAGAATAATAAAGAACTATTACCTATGTTAGAATATGTAACAGTTGGTGATGGTAGGGTGCGACCAGAACATGCAATGTTAAATAATATTAAACGACCAGTTGATGATAAATTTTGGAATAACTATTTTCCGCCGAATGGCTGGAATTGTAGATGTACTACTTTACAGAGTGATGATACTGATAAGACATCTTTAAAAGGATTTACGCAACCTAAAACAGTACCGCCTGAATTTATGATGAATGCTGGCAAAGATAAGATAGTATTTAGTGATAAGCACCCTTATTTTGTAGTAGAACCTAAAGATAAAAATTTGGCTGATAATAATTTTAACATGCCAAAGCCTAGATGATTAACAACTTAATAAATAAAGGTAACGTAAACGAGCAACTAACTAATTCAATACATTTTTTTACACATATTTTATTAAACAAAAATAAAGACGGTTTACATTATTGTCAATTATTTTTTATAGCAATGAACTAATGGCAACATTTGCAGAACATAAAAAAATATTAAAGGACCTACAGGCTTTTAAACCACAACTTGAAAAAGTAGTGGATGCAATGGGTATTTTGGCTGCTAATCATTTTACACGTTCATTTAGCAATGGCGGTTTTACTGATGAAAATTTTGTGCCTTGGAAAAAAAGAAAAAGAGGTTATGAAACTTATAAACGTGGCAAACGTGGCGAAAGTGGAGTTAGAAGTATGGGTATTGATAGAGGTATTTTAATTGGTAAATCTGGAGCTGGTCGTTTAAGTCGTTCAATTAGAAGTAAGCGTTTTGGCTTTTTAGCAGTTAAAATTTATACTGACGTTCCTTATGCGAGAATACACAATGATGGTTTAATGGGTAAGGCTTGGAATAAATATCCTTTTAAAATGCCTAAAAGACAATTCATAGGTTATAGCGGTGTTTTAAATAGAAAAATTATTGCTAAAATGGATGTAACAATAAAACGAATATTCAATAAATAATATTACATTTGCAGTAATGTCTAAACTAACTTTATATAACTCATTAAAAACCGATTTAGGAGCTATTACAGGCATTAAACACGTTGCTCTATGGAATAACCAATTGGAGCGTGAAAACGAAGAAAATCCGTTTTTATATCCTGCTATATTTATTGAGTTATTACCATCTACATTTAGAGATAAAGGTAAGCAAGCGGTTAGTCAAGAATATGACATGGTAGTTCGTTTACACGTTTGTTTTGAAAGCTATTTAGATGAAGATACAACTATATTAACATTGTTAGATAGTGTATGGCAGTCAACACATAATAAGCAATATAGCACATTCGGTAAATTATTAAGAAGAAACGAAGAACAAAACTTTGACCATCCAAACGTGCAAATCTACATACAAGATTACGCTACTTTAGGAAACGACAACCAAAACTTAAATACAACAACAGCAACATTAGCACCGGTAGTAACTGGCGATATTGTTTTACCAAATCAACTATAAATGGCACGTTCAATAGATACTATTATTGCAGACATGGATGCGGAACAAGCCGCACAAACAGGATTAAGTGGTTTAAATAGCGTTTCAAATTCTGCTATTTACACACTATGGAAGTATATTGTTGCCGCTCAAATGTACTTATTAGAAGTGCTATGGGATTTGTTTAAAGTTGATTTAGAAACTATTGTAACTAATGCAGCGGTTGGAACTAATCAATGGTTTAAATCTAAAATGCTTTTATTTCAATATGATGCGACAACTCCGCAAGTTTTACAAGTGGATAGTAATTTTGCTGTTAACTATACAACTATTGATGCGACAAAAAGAATAGTAACACGATGCGCTGTTAAAACAACTGCAACTAGAACTGTATTAATTAAATTAGCTAAATCAGAACCGCCAGTGGCATTATCAGCTCCTGAATTGGTTGCTGCAAATGCTTACGTTGATGATTTGGCTTTTGCTGGCATTAACTACATTATATCTAGTACTGCAAGTGATAAATTATTAGTGGATGCATCTATTTATTACGATGGTCAATATTCTGCTGTTATTTCTACAAATGTAATTACTTCAATTAATACTTATTTAGCTAATATTGATTTTGATGGTAGCTTTAAATTAAGTGCTTTAGTTGATGCAATTCAAACAACAGTTGGAGTTACTGATGTAGTATTAAATAATGTAGCAATACGACCTAATAGCGTTGCATTTGCTAGTACAACTTATTTAGTTCAAGGTAAAACTACTTTAATACCAATATATCCAACAAACGCTGGTTATGTAACTGAAGAAACTACTGCTGGTCAAACTTTTACTGATAAATTAAACTTTATTGCACAATAATGAGCATTTATAGTTATGATAATAAAATAGTCGCTTTACAAATAGCACCTCCAACGCTTAGACAACCTAAATTTTTAGCGTGGCTTTATGTTATAACAAAACCAGTTCAATCACTATGGAGTTTAATATTTAATGGTTACAAAGATGGTTCTACGTTTGATTATGATTTAGACGATACTTTTTTATTTTTCCCTATTGGCTTTGTATTTACTAAAGGCGATGTTATAAAGTATAGTAAAGGGATTTATATTTGTGTTGAAACATTTAGCTTTACAGGTGTTGTTGATTTAACTAAATTTAATAAATTACAAGATAATTTTATAGGAGTAGAAGAACGAATTAAATATAATTCACAAAAAATATTATATGAATACGCTATGAATAAATGGTTTAGCGTTCCAAATTCATATATTCCAGATCCAATATTTATAACTAATAATTTTATTCAATCTCAAACTGTTTTTTTATTAGGTGGTTCAAGTGAAACATCTAGTTTAATGCCTAACAATAGTATTAATTCAACTGATTATATGGGTAATATGCCTACATACATTACAGGAACTTTTGATTTTACAATTAACGTGCCTTTAGATTTATTTAATACTTTAGGCACAACAACAACAAATAAAGAAAACACAATTAGACAATTTGCCGATAAATATAATTTAGCTGGCAGTACTTACAATGTAATTACATACTAAAATGAAAAAAATAATAACATCCAACGTAGTAGATCCATCAAAATTACAACCATTTACAGCTCAATCTTTAAGGTTTCTGCAAGAAAGTAAAGAAGATGATGTTGCTGGATTAATTAAGGCATTAGTTCTATCTAATTTAGGTAGTTATTCTTTAACAACTCCTTATGTTATTAGTGGATGTGTTTATGATAGCACTTCGTTATATGGAATAACTGCTGGTGAAATATTTTATGGCGGTAAATATTATGAAACGACTGCATTGGCTAACAATACTTCAACTAATATACCACGTTTTGTATTAACTCCAAGTCAAGATGCAACTGCTGATCCATTAACATTTAGTGATTCATCAGTATTTAATGTACATACTATTTATAAATATGTAGCAACTGATAGTCCTACTTTAGGAGATTTTAATGCAACTCAATTAGTAGATATTTACGCTGGTTCAACTAATAAATTTACTTTTTATTCAGAAAGATTAACTCTTAGAGATGAAACAACTGGAACTCCACCAATTAATAC